TAACTAAGGAAAATATTAATCAATGGAACTAGCAAATCACAGCAAAAAGGTACGCGAAGTGGAAACAGAGCTTCGTGCCCGACTCGTATCAATGGGTCAGACAAATTTCGCAAAGATGGCGGGATGGGCTGATTCAAAGGTGAGTCGATTAAACATCCACGATATGGCTGTGACATTCGTTCTTCTGGAGAAAGTCTGGGAGACAAGCCTGATTCGTGAAGTGGCAAGACAGGCTATTGCAGCTGTGATGCCAGAAAGCAAAAAGCGCCCGGTGGTGGCCGGACGCTCTGAGCAACTAACTATCGACTTCTAAGCACACTGTGTTACGCCAAGTAACAGGAGTTATTTTAATGGTTAAGCAACGATTTATCCAGGACGAAATACACAAAAATGTAGCTCGCGAAAGGTTCATCCGTACGTTTAGCCGAGAAGCAGCTGAGAAGCTGAAGCAGGCGCTTGAACTGAGCAAACGTAAACTGGAGAAACCCGAATGAGCAACGTCGCATACGCAGATTTCGGGGCGATCAAAGCCCCGGTGGAGAGAAAAGTGGCAGAGCTGGAAGATGGCTATGCCAAGCTGTCCAACATGCTTCTTGAAGCTTACGCCGGAGCTGACCTTACCAAGCGTCAGTTCAAAGTTCTCCTGGCTATTCTCAGAAAGACCTACGGCTGGAATAAGGCCATGGACAGGATTAGCGATTCTCAGATTGCCGAGATTGCAAAACTGCCTGTTAAGCGTTGCAACGAGACAAAACTGCAACTGGTCAGAATGGGGCTTATCAAGCAGCAAGGCGGTATGTTTGGCCCCAATAAAAACATCAATGAATGGTGCATCCCTCAAAACAGGGGGACACAAAAGACACTATTCAAAAGAAAGAAATACAAGATAAAAACACTATGCCTGAACAGGTTCAGGCGAAGCAGAAAAAATCGTCTGACCAGCACGAAGAAACAGACCAAGCTTTTGAGGATATTTTCTGGTGTGCAGGAATGCATAAGACCGGGAAGAAAAACGCGAAGTCGGCATTCAGAACTCAGTTCACTCTGTGGCGGAAAGAAACCAAAGGTTCGGCAGGTGAGTTTGCAAAGTTTCTGGCAGACGATATCAAGCTTCGCCTCGGGGTACAGTTCGGCTTCGACAAGCTTCACCCATCAACGTACCTCAACGGTCAGCGCTGGAACGACGAGAAGCCTGTAACCGCCGTACAACAAACCAAGCAATCAGCCATCACCGTATCGAAAACTGGCTTAGTTTTCTGGGACAGGTGATACATGAAATCCAGAATCAAATCGTTACTTATCTCTGGTTACAGTTATGGCTGGCTTAGTGCTGCATTCGTCGCATTCTGGTTTAACCGTCTGGATCTGAGGTCGTCATGAAAAATTTAGAATTTGGTAATTACATCCCTGGATATGAGGGGAAATACTCTGTAACCAGAGAGGGTAGAGTCTACTCCCATTCTAGGCCTGACTCAGCAGGTCGTATTTTGAAAGGTCGTTTTTTAACCCCATCTCCAAATACAAAAGGCTATCTCAGAGTTACTTTGTTATCCGATGGGATTCAGAAAACGTTCTCAGTTCATCGCCTTGTCGCTCAGTTATTCATACCAAACCCAAATGGGAAAAATGAAGTTAATCATATTAATGGAGATAAGACTGACAACCATGTAGATAATTTAGAATGGTGCTCAGCCTCTGAGAACATTCGACATGCATACAGAACTGGACTCAAACGAGGAAATATTGGGGTAGTTAATGGCAGAGCAAAACTTTATGAAAAAGATGTGATTGCTATCAGGAATTCTGTTGGCATGAAACTAAGCGAATTGTCAGCTAAATATGGAGTGACTGAAACGCAAATTTCCACAATCCGCAGAGGAAACGCATGGAGGCACCTTTGAGTCCATCAGAACTGAGTGACCTGCTTTGGGCGCAGGTAGACAGGGTTGCTCCGCACCTGTTGCCAAACGGCAAGAAAGACGGGCATGAGTGGGTTGCCGGAAACGTACACGGCGACAAAGGGACAAGCCTGAAGATAAACCTGAATGGCAAGAAAAAATGGGCTGATTTCGCTGAAGGTGATGGCGGCGACATGCTGGATTTGTGGATGGCGTGCCGGGGAGTCAATCTCCACCAGGCGATGCAGGAAGCAAAAGCATTCATCGGTATCAGGGATGACGATCACCACTTCGATGCAAAACGCGAAAAGAAATTTTCCCGTCCTGATCGCAAGAAGGTCGCTAAATACTGCAACAAGTCTGAACACCATATCGAATACCTGAAGTCGAGAGGCATCTCTGCTGAGACGGCTAAGGTTTTTGAGGTTGTGAGTGGCAAGGTGTGGAACGGAGAGCGGGAACTTGAAGCGCTGGTGTTTCCGTACAAACGAGATGGAGAGTTAATCCAGGTTAAACGCATCAGCACTGAAAGACCTAACGGGAAGAAGGTCATCATGGCTGAGTGCGATTGTGAGCCATGTCTGTTCGGATGGCAGGCGCTGGATAGCAAGGTGCGCTCGGTTGTGCTTTGTGAGGGTGAAATCGACTGCATGAGCTACTCACAGTATGGCGTGAACGCTCTTTCAGTACCGTTCGGCGGAGGGAAGGGTGCTAAACAGCAATGGATTGAGTTTGAGTTCCATAATCTCGACCGCTTCGAAGAAATATGGATCTCAATGGACAATGACGAGGTTGGTCAGGAAGCCGCCAGAGAGATAGCCAGCCGCCTTGGAGAGCATCGCTGCCGCATGGTGAAGCTACCGCGCAAAGATATCAACGAGTGCCTGATGGAAGGGATTGCTGAAGATGTTATCTGGCAGTGTCTGGAAGGTGCGGCATTCTTCGACCCTGAAGAACTCTACAGCGCAAGAGAGTTTTACCAGGACACCATCAACGCCTTCTACGGTAAACAGCAATACCTGTTCAACCCACCATGGGAAACACTGGCCTATAACTTTCAGTTTCGCGAGGCAGAATTAACACTGGTCAACGGTGTGAATGGTCACGGTAAAACTGAAGTAGTCGGGCACATGTCACTGGAAGCGATGAGGCAGGGCGTTAAAACCTGTGTTGCTTCGCTTGAGCTTAAGCCTGGAATGCTTCTTAAGCGCCTTACCCGTCAGGCCACATGCTGCAAGATGCCGCCAGTGATGGAGATTGAATCAGCATTCAACTTCTACGATGACCGGTTATGGATATTCGGCCTTACCGGAACCGCAAAGGCTGAACGCCTGATAGAAATATTCACATACGCCCGCCGTCGATACGGCATCCAGTTGTTTATCATCGACAGCCTCATGAAGTGCGGGATTGGCGATGACGATTACAACGGACAAAAGGCGTTTGTCGATGCGCTGTGTGACTTCAAGAACAAAACAAACTCTCACATCATCCTCGTCACTCACTCACGCAAAGGTGACAGCGAGGAAAAGCCTACCGGAAAGATGGACGTAAAGGGCTCTGGAGCTATTACTGACCTCACAGACAACCTGTTTATCATCTGGCGAAACAAAGGCCGCGAGAGAGCGTTACAACGCGTCCAGGCAGGGGAGCAACTAAGCGAGAAAGACGAACAGCTTCTGGCATCGCCTGCTTCAGTTCTCATGCTTGAAAAACAGCGAAACGGAGAAGGCTGGGAAGGCGGCGTACCGCTATTTCTTGATGACCAGTCGCACCAGTTCCTGCAGCTGGACGGCGCATCACCTTACAACTACGTCGCCAATATGCCGAAGTCCGAATATGACGAGGTATGGCGACAGGAGAATGTATCGGAGTTTTAAATGAACACACGAGACAAAATACTCAACCACCTTGAAACAAACATTCCCACCTCAGCACCGCAATTCGCAAAACTCCTCGGATGCCAGAAATCACATATCAACCTGCTACTGCGTGACCTTATCGCAGACGGACTGGTTGAGGTTGATCGCATTAGTAACAGTGTTTAAGCACTATCGGCTTGCTGCACTCCATCATGAGTGCACTGAGGCTGTCATGCGCTATCTGAATGAGCACGAAACCGGAATGGCAGTTGAGATATCCACCGCAACAGAAATCGACAAGCGCCTCGTTACGAAGATGCTCAAGCACCTTCATGAAAACGGTGAGCTGCATCGTGACTGGTGCCACAAAAACGCATGGGTATACAGCAAGAAGCCGGTGTTTAACTTTGGCGCAGCTAACCCACTGACTGCATTTATCAACCAGAGATTGAGAGAGGTAAGAGCGTGAAACCAACATACGAAGAGTTAGAAGCAAAGCTTTCAGCAGCCGAAAACAACGAGCTTGATGCTAGATGTCACATCGCTGAGCTGAAGGATGAAAACGAGTACATCCGTAATCGGTTCAAAGAACTCGATCGCATGTTCGGCAAGAATCTTCTCGTTATGCAAGCAGCGATTATCGACTGGCGCGTGACTGGTGATGCGAAGGAAGGCATGGAGTGGATTTACAACACGCTGCTTGGTCCAGGTGAGTTACCAAGTGAAGACGAAAAGGACGCACAGGCATATTTCGACCGCGAGTACGCGCCAATCGATGCAGAGCTTATGGAGCTTCATAAGTGGTTTTATGACCGCTCCAAGAAGAATCAGGCGACTAACACCCCAGCACGCTGATGGAGAGGAATGATGACCAATACAGTCAAATGCGATATTTGCGGGAAAGATGTGGTTCCGGCAGATGTACACAGTGGTGATGGCGTAGAGGATTTGTGCTTCGAATGCTATCACGATGTTTACGACATGGATGTTGAAGGGGATGAATTGTGATGGAGAGGAATATGGGCGAATCAAGAAAGGCTTTTGAAATATGGTTTGTAACTAACATCGGTTATCCGATTGGTACTTCAGGTAGGACTGAATACAGATGTTGGCTTGCATGGCAGGCCTCTCGGCATTCACTAGAGGTACAGTCGTATGAAGCAAAACAACGCGCCGCTGGAATCAAAGTGAAGGAGTGAGTATGAGACACGAGCTTAAAATTTTACCTGAGCACTTCATTCCGGTTCTCGAAGGCGTGAAGCTGGCTGAGCTTCGCAAGAACGACCGCAACTATCAGATCGGCGATATTCTGTTCCTGTGCGAGTGGGACGGACTATATACCGGCTATTCATGCGAACGTGAAGTTATTCACGTTGCTGATGTCGGTTCATATCTACCTGGCTACGTCCTTCTGAGCATGAGAGACGCCAATGAAACAAACAATCTTTCTTCGAAGTAAGCAGCAACAGCAGTCAGCAATAAACGCCATCCTCGCATCACCTCTCGA